GACTATGGCTTTATTAACGAGCCTTATTTCTGTAATTTATTTTTTGAAAGAAAATCTATAGCAGATTTATGGGGAACTATGTCTCAAAATTACGATAGATTCTGTAGGGAAATGGAAAGAGCAAAAAATTCTGGAGCTTACATAATTGTTTTGATTGATTATTTATATAGTAAAGCCACTGGATATAATCATAATAAAAGATATTCTAAATCTACAGCTAATTTTATCTTTCATAGAATTAGAAAAATGCTTCAGACTTATGACAATGTTCAATTTGTTTTTTCTGGTGGTAGAGAACAAAGTGAATTCTTAATTAAAAAAATAGGCATGATGGGTAGAAATGCCAAAAAATACGATTTACAATATCTTTTAGATACTAAAAAAATAAAATGATAACAAAAGGAAATTTTGGTTTAGAAAATCCAGACCTTATAGATGAATTATTAGAGGTCAAAGGAGATATAAATCAAGCAGAGGCTACTGAAATGGTTTCTAGATTGTTGATATCTAGACCAGGGCTTTTATATAATATACTTACTGGTGGTGAAAATTTGTTTAGCTATCAAATCGCCAAAATAGCCCTACTAACTAAGAGAGACTTTACTTTGGACATAAGCTCTAGAGGTGGTGCGAAAACGTACACAGCAGCCGTTTTTGCGTTAATGTATGCCATTACACACCCTGGCATAAAGATTTTAGTATTGGGTCCGACACTAAGACAAGCAAAAACTCTTTTAAATTATATCATGGATATATCAAAAAAGCCAAACGCTTATTTGTTAAGACAGTTTTTAACAGAAAAAAATTACAAGAAAGATCCAGACAGATATTCTATAAAAGTTGGCACTGGAACTTTTGGACCAGAATCAGAAATATTTGCTATGGCACTTGGCGATGGCAAAAAGATTCGTGGTGCTAGAGCGCAAGTAATTATTCTTGATGAGGCATTCGCAATACCACAAAATATTATAGACGAAGTTATTGGACCTATGATGATTGTTAATGCCAACATATCCGAAAGAGTTAAAACAAAAGAGATAGAAAATAAACTTATTGAAGCGGGTAAAATGACGGAGGAAGATAGAACCATTTTTGCTAACAATAAAATGATTATGCTTTCCTCTGCTTGTTATGAGTTTGAATCTTTTTACAAGAGGTTTGAGAGTTATAGAGACAAGATATTAGATCCAGATCTCGAGAGGGCAGATGGAGAAATATCATACGGTATTGTAAACTTAGGCTGGGAAGCCCATCCAGATGAATTGTTGTCAAAAACTTTTGTTCTTAGAGAGCAAGAATCAATGTCCGAAGACTCGTTCAGGAGAGAATATCAAGCTCAGTTTTCACCAGACTCTGCTTCTTATTTTAAAATGTCTGTAATGTCAAAAAGAACTTTGGAGCCAGGAGAATATCCACATGTAGAAATCAAGGGTGATGATCCTTCTAGATATTTTTATATACTTGGTATTGACCCTAACTTTAGCAATTCAGAGACAAGTGATAATTATGCTATGTCGTTGTTAAAAGTCGATAAAGAAAAATTAAACAAAGCTACTCTAGTCCATAATTATGCAGTAGCTGGATTAGAAGCAGAAAATATAATTAGATACGTAATATATTTAATCACACACTTTAATATAGAATATATTATAATGGATTTTGCAGGTGCTAGACAATCTTTGGATACATGGAATAATTCTTCTTTATTTAAAGAAAGAAATCTACATCTAGGAGATTTTGATGCAAACTTTAATACAGAGAAAGATATTAGGGCAACAAAACGTAATTATAATCTAAAAGAAAAAAATATAGTTCATATACAAAATTTTAATACTGGATGGATTAGAGAAGCAAACGAATATATGCAAATGTGTTTCGACAGGGGCAAACTATTCTTTGCTTCGGCTCCGATTGATACAGAATTTGAATCTATGGCAAAACAAAAAAATATACCAATAGAAAGTATAAATTATCTTTATGGGCAAGAGAACGAGGACAACTTCAAGGAAGAGGATTGGCTTAAGAAAAAGCAATACGATTTCATTGAACATCAAGTGAGATTGATCTCACAAACAAAGACAGAATGCGCTAATGTTAAGATGACAGCATCACCACAGGGACATCAAACTTTTGATTTGCCCACGGCAATGAGAAAGATGAATAGTCCAGACAAACCTAGAAAAGACTCGTACTCTTCACTTTTACTTGCAAATTGGGGTTGCAGATGCTATGAAATACTTAATGAGACAAGTGATGTAGAAGAGCATCAATGGGTTAGACCTATTATGATTTAATCCTTCACATAATGTGACATACAATGTAATAAATAATTAAATGCCAAAAAAGAAATACAATTCAAATTCTCTATATTTTACAGATAGAAAAGCCTATTACGAACAAAAATCGTCGGCTAGACAAGAAGAGCCAAAAGAACCAAACCACTATGATGTCTTTTCTAGCAAAGAGAATCTTGAAAAGAGTATTGGCATGGTAGCTGGTGATTTTAGTAGAGATGGATTTTTAGGTAGAACACTAGACAGCGCACTTGGCTTAAATAGTAAGCTTACATCCAGATTTCCTAACTTAGTTGGTCAAGGAACTTTGTATAGAAGATACGCTGATGGTTATATAGGTATACAAGAGGTTGTATATTTGTGCCAAAAAGCTTGGGAAGAGTTTCAGCTATTCAGAAATACCATTGAAACTATGGTAGAATTTTCTTCATCAGAGATACAAATAACTGAAAAAAATGTTTCAGCAAAAGCATTTTGTGATGGATGGTTAAATGCGGTAAACATGAAAGGATTCTCTGAACAATTTTATAGGGAATTATACAGGTCTTGTAACTTATTTATATACAAGATTAACGGAGAAATCGAAAAGAAAGATCTAAAGAGTTTAAGAGATTTGTCTGGTGGCGAAGTAAGTATTCCAGTCAAGTATACAATACTTAATCCTGCTCAAGTTGCCCTTGAAGGTGGAGTTACTTACGACTCTTCTGTTTACAAGATACTCAGCCCATATGAAATACAAAGGCTTAAAAATCCCAAGACTGAAACAGAAAAATCTATATTTAAAAATTTAGATAAAGATATTCAACTTCAGATAGAAAACTACTCAGAAAATTATGGTGGATCTACAGAATTTTTGAAAGTAGCATTAAAAGATGTAGATTCAATATTCTATCAAAAACAAGATTACGAATACTTTGCAGTACCGCTATTCTATGGTGTTCTAGATGACATAGAATTAAAACTTGAAATGAAAAATGCCGATAGGCAAATAATTCGTTCATTAGATAGCATGTTGTTGTTGCTAACAATGGGAGGAGCTAAATCTAGAGATGGAGGTGAATTACCTCCTAATCCAGAGCATATGGCTTACATGAAAACACTGTTTGATAATAAGAAAGCTCAAAGAGTTTTAGTAGCGGATTATACAACAAAAGCTGAATATGTAATTCCAGATATCGAAAAGATAATTGGTAAAGATAAATACGAACAAGTAAACGAAGATATCAGAGAGGGATTACAAACAGTCTTTGGAGGTAACGAAACTTTTTCTAATTCTGTAACAAAGGTAAAGATTTTTTGTGAGAGACTGGAAAAGGGTCAAAATATGTTTAAAAGATGGCTAGAAGATCAGCTTCATGAAGTGTGCAAAAAGATGGGCTTTTCTGCCAAGCCGAAAGTCAAGCTATCTAAGATTAGCCTAGAAGATGATGCACAAATGTTTAGAGTTTATACTCGTATGGCTGAACTTGGATTCTTAACACCAGAAGAATTATTTAATGTTACAAAGACTGGAGTTTTGCCTACTATGGATGAAAGTGTCAAATCTCAAAGACAATTTAAACAACAGAAAGAAGAAGATATATACTTTCCTCAAATTTATAATAATTCTTCATATAACCCATTAGATGCTGAAACTCCAACGGAAGAAGATGCAGAGCCATCTGTAAATCAAAGAGGTAGACCCCCATTTAAAGATTCTGGATTCAATGAAGTAAGAACTAGAAGAGTTGGTAGTGTAGAGCAACTTTCAATTAAGTCTATACAAAATGTTTTACATAAGTTTGATGATTTAAAAGAAAATGTTAATAAAGCTTTTACAAAGAAGTATAAAATTAAAAAACTTACTGACGGGCAAAAAGAAATTACTAAATCTATAGCTTTCAATATATCTAAAAATTATAAATTAGATAATTGGGAAGATGCAATTGTTACAGTCATAAAAGACAAGAATGTTATTGTGAATGATGATATGCAAAAATCCATTGATAAAATCTCACAAGACTTTGAGATTAGCGATGAATTTATGAGTATACTAATCCATCATGCTAAATAAGTTCCCAATTTAAGTGGGTATATGTAAAATACTATATGCCTTTTAATTTGGAAGACAAGTTCAAATATAAAACTAGATTTATTTCTAAGGCCAATGTTGTCTCTTTGGTGAATGCAAATTTATCAAAAGCTTCCATAGAATCTCTTGGTTCTACCCTAGATATAGATAGTTCTGAAATAGAAAAGAATCCAGATTTACTTTTTGTATCAGCGGATCTTTTTGTGTCTGATGTTGCAAATAAGAATGGAGACTTGGTAGATAGAGAAGGGGCAATCGATTTATCCAAACAAGTAAACAAAAAGTATCTAAACATCGAACACGAAGAAGAACTGGTAGTTGGAGCATTGATTAGCCCCTTTTTCAGAAAGTACGATGGCGATAGAGAAATTATTGCAGAAGAAGATTTAGAACAATACCAAGGATCTATAGTAGTTGGATCAACTGGATATGTTTGGAGAAGTGTAAATGCGAAGTTAGCAGACTTCATGATAGAGGCTTCCGAAAAGGACAATAAAAATTATGGTATGGCATCCATGTCATGGGAGGTATACTTTAACGATTTTGATATTTTAAAAGGTTCTAACTCGATCAGTAAAGGTCAAGTTATTTCAGACAAAGAAGAAATAAATAAAATGAAGCCATTCTTAAAAGGATATGGTGGATCAGGTGTTTATGAAAACGCTCCTATACATAGATTAATAAAGGGAGAAAAATTATTTCTTGGTGCAGGAATTGTTAGAAATCCTGCCGCTGATGTCAAAGGAATACTCACATCTGAGTCGGAAAATTTTAAAAATAAAAATAAAAAAAAATCACAACGTATAAAAATTAATGTAAAAGGTAATAAAGCTATGAAAATCTCAGATATAACTGATTACAAACAAGCACTCGCTTCAATCACTAACGGTGATGAAGTTGACGTGAAAACTCTTGCTTCTTTAGAAGCAAATTTCGATTCTGTAGTTGAGAAAGCCCAGGCTTCCGCAATTGCCGAAGAGATTCGCAAGAAAAGCGAGGAGTATACAGCTTCTTTAACTGAAAAAGAAGAAGCTTTCGCACAAGCTGAAGAAGCTCGCGCAGAATTGGATAAGAAAGTGGTTGCTTTGGAATCAGCAAAAGCTGATCTTGAGGGTCAACTTTCTGAACTTAACGATGAAGTTGAAGCACAAGAAAAGCAAAGAATTTTTGACGAAAGAATGACTGCTTTGAGTTCTGAATTCAACCTTGAAGGCGAAGTAGCAAAAATTGTTGCTGAAGAAATCAAGGACATTGATGATGAAGCATACGGTGCTTGGCTTAATAAATTTAAAGTACTAGCTGGTAGTCAAGTCAAGGCCCAAGCAAGTGTCGATCCTGAAGAGGGTCAAGAAGAAACCGCAGATAGCGAAGAAGTTTCTGAAGAAGTTGAAGCAGAAGTAGAGGAAGTTGTTTCCGAAGCATCTGAAGAAGCTCAAGAAGAAATTCCTAGTTCTCAGCACGAATACAAGTCCTTGGAGGAAGAATTTGAATCTTTTGAATTTGAACTTGAAGGCAAATAAAAAATAAAAACATATAATAAAAAATTATGGCATATACAGACCTAATCCTAAAACCAACTCGTAGCGTTCCTCCCCACAAGATCGTTTCTGAGTTCCGCACGGACTTCACTGGTTTGGCTGGTAAAATCGTTAAGGTTTCTTCATACGATCCTGACGCTGACACCTTCTATAGTCAAAGCAACCCAGTTGGAGGCTCGTATGATGGTGTTTTCAGTAATAAACAGATCGCACCATTTGCAGTCACCACAGCAACCGAAGGAGACAACACCTCTACGGTTCTTGGTATCACCCTCGAAGGCACAGCAGTTACTGATGCTAACGGAAATAAAATTGATGGTTTTAACAAGCGTTATGCTGATGACAACGGTTACGTTGCTTCTGGCAAGCCAGTTCAAATCGCTACAGAAGGTACTTTCTGGTATGATGCAAAGCAGTTTACAGGAGCGGCAAAGCCAGAACCTGGATCTGGTCTTGCAGCAGACTACGATGGTAAGCTTCGTTGCCTAGATCTAGCTGAAACTAATGCTTCTGGTTCATTAAGCAATGAGCCATTGATCATCGGTAAGGTTATTTCTAACACAGGAACTCGTCAATCTGATGTTTTAATTCAACTTAACTTCTAACCTTGGAACTTATATAAAATGAAAATTAAACTAAAAGAAAAACCAGAACAAATCGCCCTCATTAAGGTAATGGGTTCCAGTGACGAAGAGACTTCACAAAAGGCAATGAAGGTTTTTGCAAACCTTGTTGGTCCTCTTGCTAAGAAAGTTCTTGACGAAACTAACATCGTTGACTCCCTATATGACACAATCTCTGTTGGTGAATTCGAGCCTCGCACGATTCCCCTAGATGATTTTTACAATATCGACAAGCCAGACTATGTGCGTGTCACTTTCTCTAGCCAGCCTGGAGATCTTGCATACAGCCAATTAACTGGTGCTGACGATATTCCATTCACTACATTTACGCTTACATCTGCAATCGCGATGTATCGCAAATATCTCAAAGCTGGACGTATCCAACATGCTGAGAATGGTATTCGCAAGATGCTTAATGAAGTTCGCTTCAAGATGAAGCGTCAAGGCATCCAGCCAATTCTTGACTCAGTTACTAACGCTCAAACCAATGATAAGTTCCATGTTACAAGTTCACATGTAGCTAATCAGTTCACACTTGCAGACTTCAATCGTCTTGAAACTCTTGCTGCCCGTATTATTACTTCTGCCCTTGGTGGAACTCCCAATAACTCTGGCGCTCGCGGAATCACAGACTTGTTAATGTCTCCTGAAATGGTTGAGCAAATTCGCGCTATCGCTTACGAGCCAATGAATACTCGCGCTGGAGTCACTACAAATGGCACTGGTGGTGGAGCCGATGGTGTTGCAACTAGTGTTATCCCTGCTCCCGAAAGTGTTCGTGAGTCTGTTTACGCAGCTGCTGGTATCCCTAACATCTACGGTACTAACATCATCCAAATGATTGAAATGGGTGTTGGTCAAGACTTCAACACCATCTTCGGTGGTTTTGCAGGTGGTAATAACTATCCTGATGCTGCTGGTACTGGTACAAGAACATTCGATGGTGCTAACGATGAGTTCATCCTTGGTATCAACAGATCTGTCGATGTTAACGGACTTATCAAAGTCGAAATCAGCGACAGCGAATCTGGTGCTACATTCAACGCTCTTCCTGACAACCAATTCGTTGCCAGAGAAGGTAAAGTTGGATTCTACGGATCAGTCGAAGCTGGCTATCTTGCAGTAGAGCCTCGCAACCTGTTTGCGATGATCGTCTAAGATATCAAC